GGTATTGTTGCGCCCAGCCCTGTGTGTCTGCGCTTGTAAAGTCAACATAATTTGTGTTTAACGTTTGCTTCTGTGAAGAAGGTACGCTATTCAAATTAGTTCCTGGATTAATTGCCATAATTTTAAATTTTAAGCGTTAAATAAATTATTTTCTTTTTATCTTAAACTTGAAATCATTGGAATCACTACCTAATACTTTAAACTTCATACCGCCGGTTTGAATCTCACCGTGTTGTTGGCGTGGATTCATATCAACGTTTTTAGCTTTTGCAACACTGTCTTTCATGGCGTCGGCTTTACCTTGCTCATAAAAGTGCTGCGCAATAGCATCAGGATTCATAGCAGCATAAAGAGATTTATGATAACCCTTAGCATCTGACATTTTGTTATCCTTCCCTAAAAACTTTTTAATGAAGTTATTAATGTCGCTTTGAGTTTCTTTAACATTATCTACGTTTTTTACATTAAACCTGTATTTTTTTTCTCCAACATTAAAATCAAATCCTTTAAAGTCTTTGTTAAAAACACTATTGGTTTTTTGCACAAAAGTATTATGTTGCTCTTTTGCTATTTTTTGTGATTCTTTTGAATCCTTGTTATATCTGTTGAAAAAATCAATAGCTTTCTGCTGTTCTTTAGTTAGCTTAGAGCCATATTTGATTTCTTCGTAATGTTTGGATTTTACACTTTCCAAGTGTTGCCTTGCCTGAGCAACTTGCTCTTTCAACGCTAATTTTTTTCTTTTTATTTCTCTCTCATCATCAGCTTCTTCATCATAAGAAAAAGAATCTTCCATCATGAAGTCTACTTCTTCTGCTGATAAATGAGGTTTTGTTTGTTTGTAAAACTCTCTAAGTAAGGTTAAATTATCTAGCTTAGAATAATCTTGATTTAATCTTACATAGTCTTGTAAGTCCCCACCAGTTTCATCCATAAAGTCAATTAACTTTTGAATATTTTCTGGTAGTGGTTTACCAGTAGCTTGAGCTTCAGCAACAGCTTCTTCAACTTCTTCAGCAAGTTCTTCTACTTGCTCTTCAACTTCTTCTTCTGTTATCTCTTCTAGTACTGGTGTTTCTTCTTGTACTTCTCCTTGCGGCTGTACTTCTTCTTGTTCTTCTGTGGTTGAGGTACTTTCATCCCCTCCAGCCACTCCTGAGTCGTCAGCCTCACTTGCTGCAACTTCTTCTGTTTCTTCTGGTTTTTCATCTTTAGGTTCTTCAGCCGGTATACTCATATCTACTTTAATAACAGAGTCGTCTCCAGCGGATTGAAATTTACTTTCATCAATTTGAGTTGTTTCCTCTACTTGGTTTTCTTGTTGAGTTTCTTCAACATTTTCTAATTCTTGTTCCATAATATAAAATATAAAAAATTAATGTTTGATTTAATCTATTCTTGGTTCAAACTTATCCAAGTTAAATCCACCACCTAGTATATCATTACCTGATGACTCAAAGTTTTTAGGTGGCTTACCTGTTTTTCTTTGGTCTATAAGCTCTGATTGTTGAGTAGCTTGTATTTTTGTTCTTCTATCTTTACGATCTTCTTTTAATGCGTCTTTCATTTTAGTTGCCGAGTTGTTTATTCTAGCTAATTGTACATTGTACTGAAACTCTTGCTCCATTAACTGTCTTTTTATTTCAGCTTCTTGCATTAATTTCTGAGAATCTATTTGAGCTTTTAACTGCTCTAATTGAGCTTGTGATTGGTTAAGAGCCTGCTGTTTTTGTATTTCAGCTTGAGCTGCCGCCTGTTGAGCTTGCGCATTAGCCTCGGCTTGAGCCTGCATATTTTCTTGTTGCATTCTCTGATCTCTTTCCATTTTCTTTTTTCTACGAATCTTCAAGAGCTGATTTGCTAGTTTGACGTTTTTAATATCTCTTAAATCAATAGCGTCTTCTAAATCTATGCTTTGTTGTGCTAACGCTTGTTGGATGTTGTTTTCAAGTAGCATCTTTTCTTCTTCATCAGGCATTAACTCTATAAATATACCGAAGTCATATAGATGTAAATCTGATATTTCTTCTAAAGTAGCCACGTTGTGCACTCCAATACTTTGTATAAATGCTTCTTTAGTTGGCGAGTACTCTATAATGTCAGATATTCTAAGAGATAAACACTCTGCTACTTGAGCTGTTAAAAATAATCCAGAGTTTAATATATGTCTTGTAGCGGTATTAGAGTTTGCCGCTGCTAACTTTTGAACGCCTACTAAAGATCTTTCGTCAGGAGTGCTACCATCACGAGCTTCGTTTAAACCGGTTGTATCTCTAATCATTTGCAAGTAATAGTTGTAGTTTCCTATAAGAGCCTGCATTTTGTTACCGCCACTACCACTAGTTATTTCTTGTATAGGTACTTTACCAGGATTCATATCACCTTCACTTGTAAATGATCTACCAATTACAGAACCTGTTTGGAAGAACATGTTTAAAGCTTCTTGTGGATTATAGTTAGTTCCATTACCTAAATCTATTTCAGCTAATCCATCTGCATCTAAATAAACACCATCTGGCACCATACGTGACATTACCTGCTGTAACTTTAAGTGCGTAAGTTGTATCATATCAGCAAAACCTGTAATACGTTTTACTAAAGACTCAATACGACCCTTGTACATACGAGGAGCAACAATAGAGTAATTCATTTTTACTTTTGTAAAATTACTTTGAGGCCTTAGCATATTTTTTGCCATCTCCCATTTTAGTAATTTATTAGCTCCAAGAACATAAGCGCCTTCATACACCGCTTCTATAGATCTTTGAAGCTTAGAGTAATTACCTTGAACATCTTGAGGTGGAGCAAAATTATCATCTTTTTCAATTATTTTTTGAGCACCACTACCAGTTTCTTTCAACTTGTAAACTTCGTTCATATATGTTTTATAGTTAAAATATAAAACTTGAACTTTATTATTATCTTCTTCTCTTTTGTTACCTCTTCTGTTATAAGCGCTAGTATATCTATAAGAAGATTTCTTTATTATTTCTTCTAACTCTTCGTGACCTAACTGTGGAAACTGTTTAGCTAGTTCGTTAATAGGTATTGTTTTTATTTCACCAACATAATATAAGTCATCGAAATATGGAGATTCAGTATAAGAATAAACTAAATCAGCAGGATCAACATATTCAACGGTAACACCTTCAGATGTGTTAAAACCAGTTTTCACAGCTCCAATACCTAAAACTGTTAGATCGTAATATATTTGTTTTTTTATTAAATCGTAATTGTTACCTTTTAATAAAACTTCTATGGCTTGTTCTTCTGCTATTTCTACAGCTTGTTTATAAGTAAGCTGCATGTGTAAGTCTAGTTCTTCTTGTGTTTCTGGAAGTGTTTCAGGATCATTTCTATAAAGGTTTATTCCAAAGTTTTCTTGAGCAAAGTCATTCATGTCTTTAGTCGCCATGTCACCGAGTATACTTTCCATATACTCTGTTCTTTTTGCCATACCGTAAGGATCTTGAGAATAAGCTTTTATATCATAAGCTCTTTCTGCTATACCGTTAACTACAATATCTACGAATTTTGGAATAATAGGAACTGGAGTCCAGTCTAAATTTAAATAAGATAAGTCACCATTTATCGATAGTTCATCTTTGTATTTTTTTATTGATTGTTCACCTCTAGCATATAGTCTTAAATTATGGTAATCATTTACGTTTGCTTCGTATTTACTAGTTCCCATATCATTGTAAAACCACTCTGTTTCGATAGCTTTTGCTACTTTTAATCCATACTCGTAGCTAAGTTTTTCAGCGTCACTAACGACCTGACTTGGAAAATAAGTTTTTATAACAGACTCTGCCATATTTTTATTTTATTAATTTTGATATACCACCATTGTTAGCATACCTTGCTATATTGATATTTAGTTTAGGTTTTTGTTTTTCAGCGTGAGGTCTATATAAGTGTCTATTGCAAGCCATAATTGCTAATCCAGAACTTATAGAGGCATCAAACTTTGTTCTTTTATTTATATCAAACTTTGCCCAATCGTTTAAAGTTTCATTGAAATATATATTACCATAAACACCGTCTCCTTTAAAACCAACGTGCTCTTGGATATACATCTCTATTGCTGCAGCGTGAGCTTGTTTTATGTCTTCACTAGAGTTTGGTATACCACCAACTTCTTTTTCTGCAACAGATAATTTATTCCAAATCTTATCTGGTCTATTCATGCTAAAACCTCTGTATCCCCTTCTTTTTAAGTAATACAAAAGCCTTGGTTTGTTGTTTTCTGCAAGAAGTGGCATACCGTAAAACACTAGCGCCATTAATACGTCTTCAAAAAACATCTCAGCGGTTTGTGGTCTAGCTATATATTCTAAAAAAAAATGGTTTGGTGGAACGTCTTCCATAGAAAACTTTGTTAATCCATGAAGTGATCCTTTTGATCCACGGCCGTCCACAGTACCGCTAATATCATAGCTATCACAACCAAAAGCACCAACGTGTTCATTTCCTGGATATTTAACTCCATTTTTAATTAAAACTTTATTTTGCGCTTCTATCGAAGGAAACCAACTTACTTTAAATCTACCTTTTAGATCTGGATAAAAAATAACATTGGTATCTTTTACCCCATTGATCCATTGAAAGTTTCCAACATTTACACTGTTATCATTTCTAACACCTTCGTTGTAATCTATTTGTTCGTATATTTTAACTAAGTTAAATATACTATTTTTTGTT